ATGCATTAACATACAATTACCCTGATGTTGATAGGTATGATTACCTGCAACTGGATATTGATCCAACGGAAAAAACATTTGCGCTGCTGCAAAAGTTATTAAAGGAATATAAAACGAGATACTCAATTATAACATTTGAAACAGATGCATATTTAGATAACAGATTTGTTGAGCCATCGCGTAAACTGCTAAGTGATTACGGATATAAATTAGAGGTAGCAGATGTTATCTGTGAAGGTTATGGGGCATTTGAGGACTGGTATATAGACACAAAAATATGAATGTACTTTTATTATCTCAGAGGGGTTATCAATGTGGCGTGAGTGATTACGGAGATAGGTTATTTAATGTACTAAGCAAATCAAAGAAAATTAATTTTACTTATTCCGATAAAATGCAATTAGATGGCATTGATGTGGTGTTATACAATTACCACAATGCAACGCTCCCACATATTACAGATGCGTATTTATCAGATAAGCGACATATAAAACACATCGCTCTGCATCACGAAGGAGGCATATCATTTATTCCTGATAGAATTATAGAGGTGCAGAATCTGCCACGACCTGTAAACAGATATCTTTTTGTATACAGAGAAAACGAAGTACCTACAATAGGATCGTTTGGTTTTGGATTCTACAATAAGAATTACTATAAAATTGCAGAGTTAGTTAAACAGCAGTATACTAAGGCGAAAATAAGGGTTAACATTCCGTTTGCTTATTATGGGGATAAGGATGGCGCATCTGCAAAGTTTGAAGTAAATAAGATGCGAGAGGTTTTATCGGGAACGGATATAGAATTAGAAGTAAATCACGATTATCTAAGCAATTTAGATTTAGTTAAATTTCTGAATCAGAATGATATCAACATTTTTCTATTTAATGAAATGTCAGGCAGGGGTTTAAGTAGCAGTATAGATTACGCATTAGAGGCAAAAAAACCAATAGGCATTTCACATAGTTATATGTTCAGGCATCTATCAGAAGTAAGCAGCAGTATATTTGTAGATGAGGTTACTATTCCTGAAATAATAGATAAAGGAATTGAGCCGTTAACACCCATTTATGAAAAACACAACTCTAATAAATTATTAGAATATTTAGAAAATGAGTTACTTAAAGGATAAGATAGTAAAGCAAGTTATACACAAATACATTCAGCGTAGCGAACTGGGTATTAAAAAGTATGGCACAACATTAGAGGATAACAACACCGATAATTTCCTGATACATTTACAACAGGAGTTAATGGATGCCTCATTATACATTGAAAAATTATTAGATGATACTAATAGCAGGTCAGATAGAGAATCTAACAACACGAAAGGATAAAACAATCAGGTTATCATTAGGCACTAATGAACTAACACCTAAGGAATGTGCTGAGTTATTCACTATGAATCAGCAGTTTTGTTATGTAGCGTTAAAACCTGAGCCGTTTATATCAAATGAATTAGATGCGATAGAATCACTTAAAACAGATTTAGACACGCAAAAAACACCATCACAACGCCTCAGGGCTATATTATTCAGAAACTATGAACAAGATAATAAAGGATATAAAGATTTCAATACTTATTATGTGGGGCAGATGGAAAGAATATGTGAACACTACAAAGCGAAACTAAGTTGAAAACTCACACGAAAATATACTTTAAACACTTTGGCTATGATGTATCAGATACAATACTATGTGAAGTATGCAACGCAGTCGCAGTTGATATACACCATATCAGGTGTAGGGGTATGGGAGGGAGTACAGGGGCAGATGACATCACAAACATTATGGCATTATGCAGAAAGTGCCACATCAATTATGGAGATAAAAAGCAGTACATAGATTTTTTAACCGATAAACATAACGAAAAATGCAACTCACGATAAAGCACTACGACATTTCGGCAACAATTCAAACCTCAGACGATATAACATTAGATGAGGTAATGCATCAATTTAACGCTCTACTTATCTCAGCCACATTCTCGCAGGTGCAAATAGATAACTGGATAATAGATAAGGCAGAGGAATTAATAGAACATAAAAAAGATTCTAAAAATGGGAAATAGGTTAATTAATCTTAAAGGGAATAGCTTTCGTGAAAACCCTGATAGAATAAATAAAAATGGCAGACCAAAAGGAACTACAAGCAAAAAGCCAAAGTTAAAAAAACTGCTTAAAGATTTATCCGCTATAATGACAACCTTAACAGATAGGGAAAAACTTTTAGCATATCAACTTTATGACATAGTAGAGAATGATTTAAAGTTTAATAATGTTAGTGCCTCAATCAATCATCTTTATTTTATTGAGTCCGATTTTGGTATCAAAATAGGTATATCTAAAAACGTGAGCAAAAGATTAGAGCAAATTAAAGTTTATGCGCCTAAATCAAAAGTTTTAAAGATTGTTAAGTTTGCTGGCAACTTTGAGAATAACATACACAAAAAATTCAGGCACATTAATATAAAAAACAATAACCTTATCGGGATTGAGTGGTTTGATAAGTCAAACGATTTATATGAGTTTATATCTGAGATTGATGAGGTAAACGATTTACACAGGTTTTTTAACCCAAAAGGTAATGGGCAGTTAATTTTATTTTAAACATCGGAAAAACATCGGAATGGCTAAGCAAATAAAACAATCACACGGAGGCAGTTTAACACGTCCTGATAAGGGGGAAACAATGAACCCTAACGGCAGACCACGTAAATATGTATCTGTATTAAAGGATGCAGGTTATAAGTTATCAGAGATTAACGACACTATACAAAATATGATGGCAATGGATTTAGATGAACTCAAAGCGGTGTATGATAACCCGAAGGGAACGATATTGGAAAAGACAATAGCCAACGCAATGGTTAAGAGTTTGCAGAAAGGATCATTATACTCATTAGAAACTTTGTTAACTCGGGTTTATGGAAAGCCTAAAGAAACGTCAAGCGTTGAGAATACAGGTAAGGTTGAGTTTGTTATTACAAAGGGCAAAACAATACTTTAATGCAGATAGCCATTCCTGAACTACACGACAATCAGCAGCAGATATTAGACTGCCCTGCACGTTTTAGGGTTGTTATGTGTGGGCGCAGGTTTGGCAAATCTGAGTTAGCGCAGTTAGAAATTATCTTTGAGGCGATGAAAGGTAACGCGGTTGCCTATATTACACCTACCTACCAACTGGCAAAAACATTCTTTAATAAACTCATAAAGGTTATTCCGTTTGAGAATAACAAATCGGATTTGATTATCAATTTCCCGAATGATGGCAGCGTGATGTTCTTTACAGGCGAAAGGTTAGATAATCTTAGGGGGCGTAAATTTCATTTAGTCGTAGTAGATGAAGCATCTTTTATACCTAATTTAGAGGATGGGTGGTTAAACTCTATCAGGCCAACGCTAACCGATTATAAAGGTCGTGCTTTGTTCCTGTCAACACCTAAGGGCAAAAACTATTTCTATTCCCTATTTATGAAGGGTGGCGAAACAGACTGGCAGTCTTTCAAGTTTACCACATACGATAACCCTTATATTGATAGGTCGGAGATTGATGATGCACGTAGGCAATTACCGGGTGCAGTATTTGAGCAGGAGTATTTAGCCAATGCAATGGAAAACGCAGCGAATCCCTTTGGATCAAATCACATTCAGGATTGCTTAAAACCGATGTCAACAAATCAACCTGCATTTTACGGAATTGATTTGGCTAAATCAGTTGACTGGACTTGCATAGTAGGTTTAGATACAAATGGGGATGTTTGTTATTTTGAGAGATTTCAAAAAGACTGGAAACAGACAAAGGAAACTATTTTACAGATTGATAAAAACAAACCTATCATAATTGATAGTACAGGTGTAGGGGATGCCATTACTGAGGATTTGCAAAAGCATTTTAACTCAATGCACGGATTTAAATACACGTCAACAAGCAAGCAGCAGTTAATGGAGTTGTTAGCATCCACAATTCATAAAAAGGATGTGGGTTTTCCTGATGGGTTAATACGGCAGGAGTTAGATATCTTTGAGTATCAGTTTACTGCGACAGGGGTAAGGTATAACGCACCATCAGGTTTCCACGATGACTGCGTTAACGCTTTGGCTTTGGCGGTTAAATGTAGGAATGAACATAAGTATTCAGGGGTATACCGATTTATTTAGAAAATAATTTCAAAATTTTATATTTATTAGTATGAAGATTTCAGTAAAGAAGTTTCAGGAACTATATTCTATCAGCAACATTGAAACAAATGAGGCGGAAAAGTCATCGTTATTAGTGCAATGCTTGACAGGTAAGAATCAGGATGAAGTTGATAAAATGCCGATAGGTAAGTATAACGAACTCTGCCAAAAGATTAACTCAGAGTTTGCCAAATACACGGGGCAAATGAATTTAGGCAAGCCGAAAAACTGGGTATGGGTTAAACGTAGATTATATTTCCTTAGTTATAATGTAGCTAAACCCCCAATGAACGCGGGAAAATATGTAGAGATTGCCACTTTTTCAAACGATGTTATAGGTAATATGCACCTAATTATGGCAACGATGGCAACACCTATGAGGTTAACGTGGATGGGTTTAAAGCCAAAGAAAAAGAAGGATCACGAGCAGATTGCTAACGATATGTTAGAAATGGATTTTGGTGTTGTTTATCATTCCTGTCTTTTTTTTTACGCAGTTTTCACCAAATCAATTCAAAATTCAATTACTTATTTCAAGACGATAGCGGAGGATGGGGTGAGAGTGGAGGAAGTAGTGCAGAATTTATGCGAAACTTTGGATGGCTCAGTAATGGCGAAATGGTATCAAAATTTGAAAATATCAGTATAAACGAGGTGTGGGAATTACCTACGATTCAATTCCTGAATGATTTGAGTTATTTAAAAATGAAACGTGAGGTTGAGGCAGATATAGAAAGAAAAATGATGCAAAAACATAAACTGAATGGCTAACATCACAGCAAGGCAAAAGATAGTTTTGCAGGATAAATTTATAGAGGGCAAAGGTCAAGATATTGTAAACGATAAACTCAATACAACAATTGAGGCGTTTTTAGCTGAGTTAGGGAATAAGTTTAAGGATAACTGGATAGAAACGATAAATGCAAAAAAGATTATCGCATCAGGAGGGATTGATAAGGTAGAATTTGTTATTGATGAAACGGATGCAAATAGGGTAACGCTCAATATCTTATTTCCTTATTATGCAAAGTTTGTAGATAAGGGTGTTAAAGGTGTTAAATCATCTGCTAATGCGCCTGATTCTCCTTACCAGTTCAAGAACTACGGAATGAATGCAGAGGGCAGAGCATCCGTTAAAAGGTGGTTAGATTCGGGAAAGGCAAAAGTAACGGCAACGGATGTTAAGAGATACGGAAGCGTAGGTGGTGAAAAGAAATTTAGTAAGATAAGTGTGGCAGATAGTAAGTTAAACACGCTGATTTACAACATCAAAAAATATGGTATTAAAAAGAGGGATTTCATTAACCCGGTATTGAATGAAACATTAGACGGAGCAGCAAAAGAATTGAGCGACATATTAGGCAAAGAGATTGTAATAAATATTTTTCAATGAGTATAACATCATTAATAAACCCATCAGGCGAAATAAGCGTACAGGATGACCTTTGGCATATTGCCTCATCTAACAACTCAGGGCAAACAGATTTTAAGTTTGTTTTTGATGTTTTTGTAAATGGGTTGCAACTTGTAAGAACAAAAGTATTCCCCGATCCTACAAACGGAAAAGGATATTTTAACGCATCTAATGTAGTAAGGAATGAAATAACCTTTGATTGGTTTACACCTGTTTCTACTACTCAACCTGAATATCTGTTATCGCAGCCATCAACATCGGGGCAGATTGCACAAACGTATAACATCAGAGTAGGAGAAGATTACTCAGGCATTACCACGCTGAATATGGCATCGGGTAACATTAAAGCATACAATTACACTCCGCCTGTATTTAAACGCAGGCAACAAACTATATCAGCGTTTGATGGTAAGTATTTAAGCAATAGACCTAAGTCTGCTAAAATTAAGTTAGGCGATAAGTTAATGATACCTTTTAAAGGTAATGTAGGCGAAACATATGTACTAAGATTTAGAACATACAACGCAGCAAATGCGCTAATCGCTACGACATCAACTGCGACAAATATAACTATAACGGGTTCTAATAATTTTATGCAACTGGATATAGGCAGCGATGCGTTAAATGCCTCAGCAGGAGCAACACCGATAACCTCAGCAGTTGCGTATTACGATGTATATTTTGTAAACGGAGGCAGCGAATCAGAGGCATTCAGAGTTTATCTTACCTGCGATAATCGTTATACACCGATTAACCTGCATTTTGTCAATGCGTTTGGAATGTTTGAAACTGCCTGTTTCAATAAGTCAAGTCGTTTAACTATGGATGTAGAGCGTAAAGGATTTGAGCAGCGCGATTATTCTTTCGGTGCAACATCTGTTAATTTTTACGATGCTAAGAATGTATATCGTGAAAGTAAAATAAACTACGGCAGTAAAACAAATCATTCGTATCGGTTAACAATGGATTTCCCGACAGATGCAGAATATCAATGGCTTTCTGAATTGATTGTATCGCCTCAGGTTTATATGGATTATGAGGGCAGCTATTACCCTGTATCAATCAAAACAAGCAACTACGAGTATTCAAAGAATCAGAACAATCAGTTAAGAGCATTTGAGATTGATGTAGACGTTAACCAAACCCGAAACGGATATAGAAGAT